AACACGCAGGATCACCTGCGGCGAGGAGATGACATGACGAACACAAACGAGACTGCCGAGCCGTCAGGTGCATCCGCTGGTTCTGTGGACGAACTCGGGCCGGTCCCAAGGGCGACCGACACGGGCATAAGGCTCTCGCTTCGTCGGTGGATTCCGGTTTCGGAAAGCATTCCGAGTGACGGCAGGACAGTCTGCGTCATGGCGTGCGGAACTTCGACGGTGGGTTTTCGCAGCACGCGATTCGATGACTGCGAGTGGTGGACTGCCTGCGAAGAAACGAAGGACTTCCTGCCAACAGAGACGAGTTCCGTCACCCACTGGATGCCGCTCCCGGCCCCACCAACGGACGGCAAGTAGTCAACAGAACACCAGAGATCAGAAGATCGCGACCATGGAGACTGACAGCATGAACGACGACGCTCGCGATTCTTCTGCATCGCGTGGTTCTCGTTGGTTGCGTCTAGTTGCGGGCGTTGCGGCAAACATTATCGGCCTGCTGTGTGTGATCTGGCCGACACTGCCGCAACAGTGGGGCGTGTGGGAGCTTGTCGGCTACCTGTTCAACGCCAGCAAAGACCCAAGCATGGGCATTCAGTACATGTTTTTTTGGCTACTGACGGTTCCGTTTGGCGGGCTGCTTTCCTATCTCGGGACAAAGACGGCGACGGGATCTGGCGGCTTGGCTGGCGTGGTTGCGCTGGCTGTAGTTGGCGGCGGCGTGCAACTCATGTGGTGGATTGCGGGAGTTCGGTGAGAAACAAAAAAGTCGGCCCTGTTCCCGTCGAACGCCTTGGTGCCACTAAGGCCACTGATGTAGGCGGGGCGGGGCCGACTATTGACCGAGAACGCCAAAGATGAATGGCAGCGAGCCAAGGAGACAGCAACCATGACAGGCAACGACGAGCAGTCCATTCCATCGCGTGGTTCTCACGGGGAGCCGTGCGCGTGGGCTGTGGTGCTTGCTGACGGCCAGCGAATCTACGATGTCTATGGCATCGAAGAAGAGGCCAAAGCGATTGACGAGGCAGTAACTGGGAATCACGGCATCGTCCCGCTCTACCGCTCGCCCACGCTCACCGACGAGGAGCGGGAGGCTCTGGAGTGGGCGATCAACAAAACCGCGCAGTCGTACGACGACCCCGAAGGAGGCCCGATCAAGCGGGAGGCGATGCGTGGCCTTCTGCAACGGACGAAGTGAGAACACGGAAGATCAGCGGCTCCCGGCCACTGACATAGAATCACCACACGGCGGCACCGGGAGTCAGCTGCATCGACTGGATCTGTGGTATTAGCCACGCGGAGAGACGAAATGGACAAAGAACTGACACCGCTTCAAGAGGAAGAACGGGCCGCGATTCTACTTGACCGCGATGCGGTGATCCGCGTCGTGAGCGCGCTGCGTGAATACCGAAAGTTGGTCGAGACGATTCGCAGCCGGCACGAGATGCACCAAGTATGGGCCGAGGCAGATATCGAGGTTCCGCTCATCGAGGGAACCGCTGGCGACGAGTAGCCACAGAGCACGCAGGATCAGGAGCGGCGAGGAACAGACCATGAGCCAACCAAACGACACCAACGAGCCGCCTCCTGCATCCGCTGGTTCTACAGGAGTAGTCGCCGTCCTTGGGGACGATGCGGCACTACGAATCATCGTGAAGCAGCAGCGCAAGGAAATCGAATGCCTCAAAGAAGCGATCCGTCGCATTGGCGAACGCGACGCGACACTAAGCACACGCGGCCGTGATGTCGTGGTGACGATGGATGCCACACTGACAGGCGAAGAGAGAATCACCATACTTGCGATGGCTTGCCTTTGCGATACGCGAGCAGGTGCCGAGTGGCACAAGTCATCGGCCATACTTCGCGGCCTACTGGATCGGACAAGGTAGAACACGCTAGATGAGCGGCATCGCCACGGAGGACGACGATATGAGCAAAGACGCTGCGGCGATGGCCGCTCCATCGTGTGGTTATCCGCGGCCGTACTACCAACGGGACGGGATCACCATTTATCACGGCGACTGCCTTCGGATTCTTTCTCAACTTCAAGACGATTCCGTTGACCTTGTGCTGACTGATCCGCCATACGGAGTCTCCTACGTCACGTCTTGGCGGGCGCGAGGCGACAAGCTCCGAAAGCCGATCGCAAACGACGAGAGCCTGGAGGCTTTTGCGGCCGCATGGCCGCATTGCCTTCGACTTCTTCACGCCGACCGCCATTGGTACGTTTTTGCATCGCCACGGAAGATTCACGAGGTTTTGCCGATCACCGGGAACGCGAAGCATACGATCGCATGGGACAAGGGCGACCGGGGCACGGTCGGCGATCTTGAGTGCGGCTTCGGAGAAGCCTGGGAGGCGATCCTCTACGGCATGAAGGGCAGGCGAAAGTTGAATGGCAAGCGACCGAGAACGGTCCTGCGGCATGATTGGTCTGCGACGATGGACCCGCAGCATCCAACCGTGAAGCCGGTTGGCCTGCTTAGGCGGTTGATAGGAATGAGTACTAACTCCGGAGAGTCGGTGCTCGACCCGTTCATGGGCAGCGGCACTACGCTTGTGGCCGCGAGGGACGAAGGACGGAACGCCGTAGGGATTGAGATCGAAGAGCGATACTGCGAGATCGCGGCGAAGCGACTCAGCCAAGGCGTTCTGTTTTGATCGGATAACCAGTGAGTATGCGGTTCTCGATAGCCGCCCCCGTGCCGCATATCACTCCGCCGATTCCGCGCCGCCCGGCCGCGTGACGCTGGCCGCCGCCGCTATCAGTGCTGCATAGCAAACCCGTCGCCCTCGGCGACACGACGTGGTTTCATGTCGCCGACCGGGCCGAAGGGCGACAGGTCCGCAGGGGTAAAATGGCGGTAAGGAGACCCCGCCATGCCAGCGTATCTCGACGAGCAGTTCTTCGACGAGCTGGACGACGAGATCAACGCGGCGGATCAAGTCATCTGGATGGAGTGGCTCGACGGGCCGATCGGTACGTGAACACTGGTACACTGGTGATAGGGACGCGAATCCCGCGCCCCTCACCGGAGTGTGGCAGTGGCGACAACCGACGAAGTGCTCGACGCAGTTGCGGCGAATCTCGCCCAGCCGAAGCGCGCCCGCACCGACGCCGGTGAGGTCGAGCAGCACGACCTCGACAAGCAGGTCGCCGCGGCCCGGTTCGTGATCGACGCCCAGGCCCGCACGGTCTCGCCGTTTCGCTCGCTGCGGTTCGCGCAGATCGAATCCCCGGGGGCCATCGGCTGATGGGGATTCTCTCCGGACTGCTCGGGCCATCCCGGGCCAAGATGCAGAGCACGATCGCGACCCAGCAGGCCGCGATCGCGACGCTCGTGCGTGCGAAGTACGACGCCGCACAGACCACCGACCTGAACCGCCGGCACTGGGCACTCGCCGACTACTACTCCGCCGACGCCGCCCTCTCCCCGGCCGTCCGGCAGAAGATGCGGGCGCGAGCCCGGTACGAGCTGGCCAACAACTCCTACGCCGCGGGCATGGCGTCCACCTGGTCGCACGACCTGGTGGGAACCGGCCCCCGGCTCCACCTGGATCTCGGGCCGGACGCCGACCCGGAGCTGGTCCGCCGGATCGAGCTGGCGGTCTACGACTGGTCGGTGAACATCGACCTGGCGAAGAAGCTCCGCGTGGCCAAGCACGCGAAGATCGGCGACGGCGAAGTGTTCGGCGTGCAGGTGACCAACCGCTCGCTCCGGGGCGTGCAGGTGGACCTGCGGCTGATCGAAAGCGACCACTGCGTGTCGCCCACCGGCTTCCCCACCGAGACCGACGTGGACGGCGTCGAGTTCGACGACGACGGCAACCCGGCCCGGTACTGGTTCACCCGCAACCACCCCGGCTCGCTGACGCCCGGCTGGACGCTCGACGGCCGGTGGCACGCGGCCGACAAGGTCCACCACTGGTTTCACGCGACCCGCCCGGGCCAGCACCGCGGTGTGCCGGAGATCGCCCCGGCTCTCGAACTGTTCGCCATGCTGCGGCGGTTCACGCTCGCGACCGTGACGGCCGCGGAGACCGCGGCCGACTTCGCGGCGATTCTCAAGACGACCATGCCGGCCGACGGCGGCGGGGCGGCGTCGCTGGAGACGCTGGAGACCATGCCGATCACCCGGGGGATGGCGATCGCCGCCCCGGACGGCTGGGAGCCGGTGCAGATGAAGGCCGAGCATCCGACGAGCAACTACGACTCGTTCGTGCGTCGGCTCCTCAACGAGATCAGCCGCTGCATCGACATGCCCTACATCGTGGCCGCGATGGACTCGTCCACCGCGAACTACTCGTCGATGCGGGGCGACTACCTCGTGTACCGCAAGCGGATCTCGGTCGAGCGCAACGACATGGAGCGGGTGTTCCTCGACCCGCTGCTCGTGGCGTGGCTGGAGGAGGCCGCCCTGGTGCCGGGGCTCATCCCCGACGGGCTGCCGCCGGTGGCCGAGTGGAACTGGACTTGGACGTGGGACGGGTTCGAGCACGTCGATCCACTGAAGGAGGCCGACGCCGAGGCCGCCATGCTCGCCGCCAACACGACGACCATCGCCGAGGTCTGCCAGAAGCGCAACAAGGACTGGCGGCAGGTGCTGCGGCAGAGGGCCGTGGAGAAGACGCTGGAGCGTGAGTTGGGTATTTCGATGGGCGAGCCCGTCGCGGCCGACGCTGGCGACACCGACATCGAAGCCGCCGACGGCTACCGGCCGCCGCAGGCCGCAAGGTCCGCGGCCCGGCGCGGCCTGGAGCTGCGATCGAAATACGGCCGCGGCGGCACTGCGGTGGGCATCGCCCGGGCTCGCGACATCGCCGGCGGCCGGTCGCTCCCGCTCGACACGATCGCCCGGATGGTTTCGTTCTTCGCCCGGCACGCGGCCTACAAGGACAACCACGGCGAGGATCCGCCCAGCAACGCCGAGATCTCGTGGCTCCTGTGGGGCGGCGACGCCGGCCGGGCGTGGGCCGAGCGGATCTGGACCCGCGAGAACGCCGACGAGGAGCAGACCGCATGACGAACCGCATCACGCTGTCCACCGACCTGCGGATCGAGGCGGCCGAGGGCCGTGCCCCGACGTTCGAGCTCGTGGCCTACACCGGGGCCGCGATCCGGCAGACCTGGAGCCGGTCGCCGCTGGTCGTGGACCTGGCCGGCATGGACACCGCGAAGGCGTCGATCCCGATCCTGTGGTCGCACGAGCGGACGCTGGACGCCGTGATCGGCAGGAGCACCGAGATCATCAACGACGGCCAGCAGCTCATCATCCGCGGCGAGCTGCTCGCCCAGGGCGAAGTGCCCGAGAAGATCGCGCAGCTGGCCCGGGCCGGCATCCCGCTGCAGGCGTCGATCGGTGCCGACGCCGCCAACATCGAAAACGTCAACGCCGGTGGGTCCGTGACCGTGAACGGTCGCGACTTCACCGGCCCCGTGTCTGTCGTTCGTGCTTCCGATCTTCGGGAGACGAGCGTGGTTCTGTTTGGTGCGGACGCCAGAACGTCCGCGGCGATCGCCGCCGAGGCGAATGAGGTGCTGACCATGAGCGACCAGCTCAACGAGAAGCCCGTCGAGGCCGCCGTGCCGCAGACGGAAGCCCCGGCGATCGTCGCCGCGGACCCGAAGCCGATCGTCGAGGCCAAGGGTGGCGACGGCGCGAGCCTGGTGACGGCCGAGTCGGTCGCGAACCTCGTCCTGGAGAAGCTCCGGGCCGAGCGGCTCGCGGACGTTCGGGCCTCGCGCCCGGCCGCCCCGGCGGTCCACGTCCAGGCCGAGCGGGCCGACAGCCCGCAGGTGATCGAGGCTTCTCTGTGCCTCGCCGGCGGTCTCGCCAACCCCGAGAAGGTCTTCGACGCGAAGACGCTCGAACTGGCGGACAAGCGGCGGAGCCAGTCGAGTCTCGGGGAGGTGCTGATCGAAGCGGCTCGGGCCAACGGGTACACGGGCGGCAGCCGGATCAACGCCGGCAACCTCCGTGAGATCCTCGCGGCCGGGTTCGCCACGCACAGCATCGCGAACGTGCTCGCGGCGACGTACGGCAAGTTTCTCCTCCAGGGGTACAACGCCGTCGAATCGACGTGGGACATGATCGCTTCGATCCGGTCGGTCTCCGACTACAAGGCGGTCACCGGCGTGCGGCTCAACGGTGGGTTCGACTTCGAGGACGTCGGTGCGACCGGCGAGCTCAAGAGTGCGGACGCCAGCGACGAGACCCGGACGATCCGGGCGAAGCTGACCGGCCGGATGTCGTCCATCAGCATGGTGGACATCGTGAACGATGATCTCGGGGCTCTGACCCAGGTTCCCGCTCGGCTCGGTCGCGGTGCCGCGATCAAGCTCAACCGGGACTTCTGGACGGAGTTCCAGTCGAGCAATGCGTCGTTCTACCGTGCGGAGACGGCTGCCGCCGGCAACGCCCTCTCGATCTCCAGCCTGCGGACGGCCACCGCGTCGTACCGCAAGCTCACGGATCCGGACGGCAACCCGCTGGGCATCACTCCGGCGATGCTGCTCGTGCCGCCGGAGCTGGAGATCACCGCGGCCGAGTTGATGGGCGGCTCGCTGCTCATCACCGGCGAGTCCACGACCCGCACGAACGTCAACGTGCTGGCGGGTCGCTACCAGGTGGTGCCGAGTTCGTATCTGACGACCGGCACGACGTGGTGGCTGGTGGCCAACCCGGCCGAGCTGCCCTGCATGGAGGTCGCGTTCCTGAACGGCAACCGTCTCCCGACGGTGCAGCAGGCCGACGCTGACTTCAACCAGCTCGGCATCCAGGTCCGCGGCCACTTCTCCTACGGCGTGGCCAAGGCCGAAGCCCGCGGTGCCTACCGGATGGCCACGGCCTGACCAGTGACGTAATCGTTCCCGGCGGGCAGGAGCCCAAGCCTGCCCGCCGGGGTTCCATCCACCATCATCAGTTCCGAAAGGGTTTCTCAGATGGCTTCCTTCTACGCCGACGGCAACAAGCTGGACTACACGCCCACCACGGGCGTGGCGGCCGGCGAAATCGTCGTCCTCGGTTCTCTCGTGACCATGGCCGATCGTCCGATCGTCGCCAACGAGCTCGGTTCGGTTCACACCAACTGTGTCGTGACCGGCCCGGTGTTCGCCACCGGCGTGACCGGCGCCCAGGGGGCGGCGATCAAGTGGTACTCCACCAGTGGCGTGTTCGACGCTTCGACCGGCACCAACGCCGGCTACCTGGCCCGCCCCCGACTGGCGACCGATCGCCAGGTGGCCGTGCTCCTCTGGCCGGGCTCGTGATCGACCCCACGCAAGGGGGCGGGTACGGCCACGCTACCGGCCGTGCCCGCCCCTCTTGGCACTCTGCTGGTGACACATGCAGGACATGATCGCCATCGGCGAGGCGTGGTTCGAGCAGCAACGCCGGCAGCACCTGGCCGTGGAGGTCGAGTACCGGCCGCTGGCTGGGCTGCCGCGGGTCTGCAAGGCCACGGTGGTCACCGGCCGGTGGGAGTCGTTGGACGCGGCCGGCACGGTGCTCCGCATGGAGACCCGCGACTTCTTCATTCACCGGGATGAGTTGCCGCAGGATCCGAAGAAGGGCGACGTGGTCGCGATCACGGAGTACGACGCCGAGACGACCTACGAAGTCATGATCCCGCCCGGTGCCCAGCACCACTGGCGGTGGTCCGACCGTAACCAGGCGATCCGACGGATTCATACGATGGTCAAGCAGGGTGCCGCCGCCGTGATCGACGAGTCGCTCCTGGTGCGTGCGATCGGCGTGTCCACGGCCGCGGCGATCACCGACGAGCAGATTGCGGCACAGCTGACGCTCGACCTGGGCACCAACCGCGTGCTCGCGAAGCAGCTCACGCCGGCCGCGGCCTACGTGTACGTCGTGCTGCCGGAGTCGTTCGGCACGCCGCTGGTCTCGGTCAACGGCTTCCGGACGACGGCCCTGGAGCTGACGAGCCGGTCGATCACGTTCTCCGGCCAGTCGTCGCGGCCCTACCGCGTCTACCGCTCGACCTACCCTGTCACCGGCTCAGTGCTCGTGGAGGTGGCGTGATGGCCGAGATCAAGGGCACGAACGTCGTCGCCCCGGTGGTGCCGCTGGACACCGCCGACGTGCATCCCACGCACGCCGCGGCCTACGGGCTGGGGGGCTACCGCACGGTCGCGAGCGACGCCGAGCGCGACGCGATCCCGGCTCCGCGTCGCGAGCAGGGGATGCTGGTGTTCGTCACCGCGACCGGCAGGACGTGGCGGCTCGGGGCCGACCTCTCCACCTGGACCGAGCAGGTCGCCGGTGCGGGGTCGTGGGATGACATCACGGGCAAGCCGGCCACGTTCGCGCCCTCGGCTCACTCGCACGCGATTGCAGACACAACGGGCCTCCAGGCGGCCCTCGACGCGGCGGTGACTCGCACTGACGCCGCCGGAACGGCCTACGCAGGTCCTTTGTATATCCAGAAAGCCGACGGGCCGCCGGCCTTTCCGGCCGAATACACGATGCTGGAGGTCAACGACGGCATCGACGTCGTTGCGCAAATCAAGGCGAACGGCGCGGCGCAGTTTTTCAGCATCAACCGTTCGTCGATGCCGGTCGCGACGACCACGCAAAAAGGCGCGATCATCGTTGGCTCGGGGCTCGCGGTCGCGTCGGGCACGGCCAGCGTGACATACGGCACGACAGCCGGGACGGCGTGCGAGGGCAACGACGCGCGGCTTTCCGACGCGCGGACGCCGACGGGGGCCGCCGGCGGATCGCTCGCTGGCACGTTCCCCAACCCGACAATCGCGGCGACCGCCGTGGCGGCCGGCTCATACGGCTCGGCGTCGGCGGTCGGCACGTTCACCGTCGGGGCCGATGGGCGGCTCACGGCGGCCGGCTCGACCAACATCGCAATCACGGCCGGGGCGGTGTCGGGCCTCGCGGCCGTCGCGACGAGCGGCTCGGCAAGCGACCTGTCGGCGGGGACGCTGCCGTCGGCGCGGTTTCCGAACACGGTGACGATTCCCGGCAGCGGGTCGAGCGGGTTCATCGAACTTGTCGGAAACAACACGCTCGCAAACCGCCGGCCGACCCTGCGGCTCCGAAACTCGGCCGCCCCAACCCCGGCGAACTACGTCGATCTTGGGATCGGCGCGAACGGAGTGAACAACGACGAGTTTATCCTCGCGATGAACGATGTGACGGTGTTCACAGTCCAGCCGACATCAGGTTACCGGATGTCGATTTCGTCCGGCTTGGCCCTGCTCTCCAACACCCAGATCGTCAACGTAAACAACGGCAATGCGTACATAAACCTCAACAACGGATCGGGCACGCTGCAAATCTCCAGCGTGACCGCGATGGAGTTTCAGAAGAGCTACGTCGCGATCGGGCGGTGGGACACGAACGGCGCGTTCCACGTCGGAGCCAATAACACCGTCGCCGGGGCCACGACGAACGGCGGCGTAATCGTCGCCGGGGCTCACGCCCGCTCGCGACTTCACGGCCAGATGGTGACGAGCGGCGGCCGGTTTGCGAACACCGGCGACGCGCAGGCGTCCACCTACCACCTGCGGAACACCACGACCGACGCGACCTCGACCACGCTATTCCTCGACGGGTCCGCGGCCCGGCTCACGATCCCCGCTCAGTCGTGCTGGTCGTGGGTCGTGCGGGTCGCCGCCTACAACTCGACCGATAACACGGCGGCGGCGTGGACGATCACGGGCGGCATCCGCCGAGACAACGCGGGGAACACGGTCCTACTGGGCACCGCCGTCTCCAACTCGTTCGCCGATTCGGGAATGTCTTCGGCCATCGTGGCCGTGACCGCCGACGACACGAACGAGGCCCTCCAGGTCTCTGTGACCGGGCTCGCGTCGAAGACCATCCGATGGCACGCCACCGTGATGGCGTCCGAGGTATCCGCAGGAGCCGCCACATGAGCCTCGAACTCCCCGAGCTGATCGCCG